GGCCGGCCGTTAATTCGCTTTCCACCTTCGGCCAGTCAAGCCGTAATTCCACCGGCTCGATGATCCCGGCGTTGATGCAGCAATCTCGAAATTGCGTGCTATCGGTGCGGCCTTTGCGACTGGCGTAATGCGCCAGAATGCTGATCCCAAGCCGCGAAAAAGGAATGATGTGCACGCGGTCGGCAAGCGGAAGAAACACATCCGGCCAATCACTGGCAACCATGAGCTTCAAGCCATCGCGGCGTACCAAATGACGGGCTACGGCTTGCAGATAAAGCGAATCACCCAGACCCCGACCGCATCGAATAGATTTCATCGATTCCCCATTTCAAGGCCAAGCAAAACAGCAAATATACAAACATTTGCTTGACATACGTGAATATATGCATTCCAATGGGGCCATGCATGAACCAACAAAGACATGTACGAAGTGCAAGCAGACTCTTACAAGAGATTTTTTCTTTCCTCGGGAAGATAGCCGTGACGGCTTGCAATCTTATTGCCGATCTTGTGGGAACAAGGCGGCCATAACACGGCTCCGTACTATGGGAGTGAAAGCGAGGGAGACGGACCCCGTAAAAATCTCTGAGAAAAGACGAGCCTATCAATCATCGTACAGAGAAAAGAATAGAGAACTACTTCGGAGCAAAAGCTCTCTTTATATAGCTGCATGGTATGCGGGCAACCGCAAAAGGAAGCTAGAGAAAGACGCACTCTTTAAGCAATCACTCCATGACAGCTACATCATTAGTCTTTTGAGGCGATCAATGTCACTGCCGCCTGGCCAAGAGTTCCCCCGGGAGCTAATCGAATCAAAACGCCAACACCTGAAACTTCAACGCCTTATTAAGGAGAAACAAAAATGAAAACCCTCGACGACATAAAACAAGACATGAGCGCGCTATACGATCAGGTCCGAGATGGCACAACAGAGCTAAAGACTGCATCCGAACTGGCGAACATCGCCGGGAAATACCTGAAGGCCGAACAATTGAACCTGGCCAGAGAAATTTTTTCCAGCCAGCAGGGCAAGAAAATCGACAGCCATACCGAATTGAAACTTATCCATGAATCCAAATGATCTTCTTGAATTAAGGCGTCGGCTACGCTGGTCTCAGTCTGAGGCTGCGCGAAAATTAGGCTGCTCCGTTAGATCAATCGCCAATTGGGAAAAAGGGCAACACAAAATACCCGAAACGATTGCTTTAGCCGCTTCAGCCGTTTTAATGAATCTACCTCCCTACGGTAAATGACATAGCGCCTGTTCCAGTGTCTGGCGCTCAAAGCATTTCAAAGCTGTTTCACGGGAAACATTCACCACAGCGACCTTCTGCTGATTGGCATAGATCGCCACATTCTGAAAGTGCGCCGGCCATCGGCTCATGGATTTTGCATTGCCCAACGGGGCCGGGTGGTCGCCATGCCAGTGCACTTTGCCGCCTGTCTTCTGGCAGTCATAGCCCAACAGCAGCACCTTGCTTGCCCCGCCCGCCACAGCCAGCCCGATTGCGCTTGCACCGGAATTGCTGAAATTGTGGAACCATGGCGCATTCCATGTGGTTTCGACGCCTAGATGCCGGACGGACTGGGCATAGGAAATCAACCGGCCCTTAAAAACCCGCTTCACCTCTTCATGGTATTCAGCCCACCATTTGGCATCGTAGCCAAACAGCACATCGGCCCAAGGGCACAGCTTGAATGTGGTGTTGACGACGATGACCGGATGGCCGGATCGCCGCACCGCTTCGCAATCCTCGGCTGTCAGGCTGGGGCCGCTGGCAATGCATACAACGGTACGGCCTTTCCAGTCAGGCTTACTGACTTTCACCCCAAGTTCACCCCGCTAGAACATTGCAGCGACAGATAGTGAATGCCGCTATCCGGATCGGGAATGATGGCCTCGATGTTGTAAACAGTGTCCCGATGAATGACCCGCATGCTCGGCTTCAGGCCGGGCCGATGCCGAACCACAATGCGCGTGGTCACTTTCGATTGAACGGCTTGCGCCGCAATCAAAGACCGCCCGGACAGCGCGGCAATGTCAGCCGGAATCAAGGCCGGGAAAATATCGGCCCATGTTTCCTCCTGCGCGCCATCAGAATCCAATTGAACAATCAATTCCTGAAACTGCACGCGATGGCGCAGACGCCCGGCCTTCATGCCATGCCCATCCGGATGCGCAGCGGACGCATCAGCGCATCGGCTCCCGTCGGAATGGTCTGCATGGCCTTGTCTGTCGAGTTTTCCCGGTTCTCGTAGAGATGCCCCAAGATCAACAGCATCGCCGCGCGCAAGAGAAACGGTAGCGGCAAACTGTCCGACTCATCGCCATAGCCTGCCACGTAGCGAATTTTTATCGCATTGGTGGCCGTGGTCATGGTCGGCCATGTCGTGACAGGAACGATGCGCGGCGGCTTGCTGTAGTCATCGACGGTGTAGGCGGCCTCGTCGATTTCCGCGTCGCTGCCTTCGCCGATGGAAACCGAAGTCATGCTCACCAGCGGTCCCACCGGCAATTCAATGACCCCGGTCGGGAACTCATCCAGCGCCACCTCTACCGTTTTTTCGCCTATCACCAGCCCCGTGAATTGTTCGCAGTATTCGCGGGCGGCGGCCAGCCAGGCCAAGATCATGTGGTCGTCCTGCGGATCGACGTCGCTGTCATAGTACGGCTGGGCCTCCAGATGCGAACGGCAATCCTCGATAGAAATCGGCTCTTCCGTGGCTGGCGTGATAACTTTCCAGCGCAACGGCGAGGCGGTGGCTGGCTTGCTCATGCCGCATCCTTCCCGTCACGCCCGCGCTTCACGGCAAGCCTGAAATCGTCGCCAGTGCCAGGGGCTGACTTGGTATCGCGCTGGGCGATCCACAGCGAACCGCCATAGGTCACGCAGTCACCGGCCAAATACTCCGCACCGGACTTGTAGACGCCGCGATCCACCGGAATAGCCAGCGGAATCTCGCGCACGATATCTTTTTCACCTTTGCGCAGAGACAGGACGATGACTTTTCCGTCTTTGAGTGTGGCGTCAAAGTCTTCCAGCCCCAAGCCGTCCTGCCCGTCTGCGCCTTTTTGGCCGGGGTCTCCGTCAACTCCGTTCGATCCATCGCGTCCAGCGATCCCTTGAGCCCCGTCGCGCCCATCGCGGCCGTCAACCGGCTTCGGAATCAAGGCGACAGTTTTTGCGATCAGGTCCGGGCTAGCTGATTCGATGGCCTTAGCCAGCAAACCGGGCAGGATCGAGTCAACGGCTTTTGAGATAAGGGCGGCGATGGCTTCGGGGTCGGCATCTTTGCCATTCAGTCCTGCGGCACCATCGATGCCTTTTCCGCCTTGGGGTCCGGGAGACCCATCTTTTCCATTGATTCCGTCGACGCCTTTTTCGCCGGCTGGCCCTGGATCACCCTTTTGCCCTTGTTCGCCGGGTGCGCCGTCTTGACCGGCTGGGCCGGGCTCGCCGCGTTCGCCGCGTTCGCCTTTTTCACCTTGCAAGCCCTTTTCTCCGGGCAGACCATCGACGCCTCGCGTACCGTCGATTCCGTCTTTGCCGGCCGGGCCTGTTTCGCCAATGGTCCCACGCACGCCCATCGCGCCATCCTTGCCGTCGATTCCATCGCGGCCGGCAATGCCGGATTCGCCTTTTTCTCCGCGCTCACCCGCTGCGCCGTCTTTTCCGGACAAGCCGGTAGCTCCGTCCTTGGGTATCGGAATTTCCTTGATGGCATCGGCCAGCATCGCCGCTACGTTTTGCGGCGCGAACGACTTGATTCGGCTCTCCATGTCATCTAGACGCACTACGAGCGGCCTGATGGAGTCACTCACGAAAGATTTGACGCCAGCAACCATCTGCGCAGAGAGTTCGACAATTGCATTTTTCTTCATGGATTTTTCTGTCCCGGCTATGCCGTCATGCTTCATTGGCTGTAGCAATGAAATAGTTACCGGTTTGTGAAGTTTTCATGTGTAATTCGCCCATGAAAAAACCCGCATTAGGCGGGTTTCTGTCACTCAATAAATCAGCTATTATTGACGCATGAAGCAACAAATTGCAAAGCGCGGTAGGCCACCAATACCATCGAAAGATCGCCTTGTTCAGCGATCAATCCGACTTACAGAAACTCAATGGGAAAAGCTAGATACCCTAAGTCTGGATTGGCTTAGAAAACTTCTTAATCGGCAGAAAATGCCGCAGAAAAAGATTCTGCCAGCTCCGTAACCAATGCCAAAGCTTCTTCCTCGATTCGCTTGTCAATAGACTTCAGTTTTTCATCCAGCGGAGCAAGTTCGTGCGATACGAATTCCCGAACCACAGGGACTATCCCTTCAATCACTGCTGAAATTTCTTGCGGTTTCATAATATTCCTCTGGCATGCGATTGTGTTTTCGGATGTTCTCGACCTTCGTCAAGATTTGCAGGTTCTCTTCACAGTGAAGACCGCATACTAGCTCGCCTTGAAGCGGGTAATAGTGGTCTACCTCATGGCGAATACCGGTTTCAGTTGTCAGTCTTGCTGCTTCCGCATACATCGCCCTGATTTTTTCTTCATCCGCCCATGCCGCACAAGCATTTTTCTTCGCCGCAGTTCGCTTCGCTATAAGCGCATTGACGATGTGCTTGTTTTCCTTGGCCCATTTCGAATAATTGACTCGGACCAACTCTGCGTTTGCGGCTCTATATTCGGCAGATCGTTGCTTCTGCGCTTCCTTATTTTCGGCATACCAATCCTTGAAGGCGTCTGGTTTTTTCTGTCTCCACATTCGACAGCGATCAACCACACAAGAAATACACGAATATGCCAATCCGTCGGATGACGCGACC